GTGGCACTGTTGTTGATGATGTAGTCGCACTCGAACCGGTTGATGTACCCTCCGGCTCCGTCCCCGAAGGGACCGGAAACCAGCGGGCCACCACAGGGGTCGGCAAGCAGCTTAGCATATTGTAGGGCTGCGTGGTCCAAGCCCTTGGTAGGGCAAGGCTTACTGCCTGGTACACGGTTCTTGCGCCTGGATTGGATGGATTTCTTTTTGGTTTTGGCCATACTATACCTCAACGTATGTATACGTTTGGAATGGTGATGCGATTGAGGGAGTCAGCCACAATCCTGTGCCGGCAGTAGCTCTGCAACTCCAAGGCCCGCAACTGGCCCTCCAGTGCCACCTGGTGGTCGGGTGTAATGCCATACGCGTGCCAGAAACTGCAGCGCGTGGCATCAGAGATTGGTTGTGGGTTCCGGCACATGCCCACGGCCATCCTCTCAAACCCGGACTCACCTGTCCCGAAGCCCTGGACGCTTCTGGACTTGGGGTGACGGACGAGATACTGATAGAAGTCCTGCATGATGGGGACCCCGCTGCAAAGCGAAAGTCCGCATTCGCCAACAGCATGGAGCCAAGCGTGTCCCGCACGGGGGACTGGCTTGCCATGTTGCAGCGCCGGGGCCTTCCACGTGGTGTCCTTTGAAAGTGCAACACGGGGATCCCGGACCATCCGGTAATGGCCATCGACCAGCACCGGGTGGGTTTGGCAGAACTCTATCTGCTCAAGTCGATACACAGGTGTTTCCACCTTCATGGTGAAACCCATGCGCAGAAACCACGGCTTCACATCAGCCATGAACTGCTCAAGGTCCCTCTCCTCCATGATAACTGTGGCGTCGTCGCCATTGTCCAGCAATCTGTAGGTGATTCTGCGCTCATTGCAGAATTTGCGGACCATGAGACACATCAGTAGGCAATTGCCCAAAGCTGTGTTCATGTCGCCACTCATGCGGTTGCCACGGACCTTGTACTTCACCTCTGCTTCAGGTAGGTGTACATATCCGACATTGCGAATCTGCTGTTTAAGCAGCCACGCAAGCTCGGTCCTGTCTTCCTCGGTGCATTCACCATATGCTCCAAGGTAGACCGAGTGCTCCCACTTGAGGGCGTCCTCACTCACATGCTGGTCAAACCGGCTGGCATCCAAGCTCACAGCAACCGGGGTGTCAAACTCACCCCAAGCCGTCGCGGCTATCCGGCCAACCTGGTCAGCATTGTATCCTTTCATCACAGTAGGCCCTCCGCACAACTTGGCAATTGCGCGATACACCCTGCCCTCAAGGGGCTGGATGTAGACACCCACGGCAGCATTGTACCGGGGGTGTCGGGGCTGTATGACGCGTGGTGCCGGATCTGGCTTCTTATCAAGGTTGAGGAACTCAGCCTTGACAAAGGTAGACAGATGGGAAGCCCACTCTGGCACTCCAGACCGGCCATTCTCGCGCACCGCCTTAGCATAC